AAGATGCCGTTGTTAAACGAGGTGCCTCAAAACTTTTGGAGGTGTTGACTCCCGAGGACGAAGTAGACATGGACACACTTCTGGATGAGTTTGGTTTGCTCCGAGATGCGAGTCACGCGGCATATGACATACTGAAAGTAAGTTACAAGGAACGAGATTACATCGAAGCGATTTATCGTAGAGGTGAGGATCTAACTTCTAAACCCCGTATCAAAGTCTCAACGTTTCACGCAATGAAAGGTGGAGAGGATGACAACTGTGTGGTGTTGGATAAGTCTACCGCTGCATGTGTGAACAGTGATCACCCAGATGATGAGCATCGAGCATTCTATGTCGGCGTAACAAGAGCACGACATAATCTCTATATCGTTTTAACAGGAAACAAATACAGGTACATGTTATGAACAGGAAAGAACTACTAGAAGCAGCAGAGAAATTAGTTAACGGACCTCGTGCAAAAGACTACGGGGACGCTTTCGAAAACCATGACCGCATTGCAGAGGGATGGAACATAATCATAAGTGGGGCGTTAAGATCCCATGGATACCTGACCGCAGCTCACGTCGCATTGATGATGGACTGGGTCAAAACAAGCAGACTACTTGAGACTATAGACCACGAAGATTCGTGGATTGATAAGGCAGGATACACAGCATTAGGTGCAGAGTTCGTCACAAGAAACGAGCGAAGCGTTGAGGAGATAATAAGAGATGCAAAAAAATCTATTCGGAAGTGATCAAAACTATCAGATCCGAGGTGAAATGGATCTAGTAGATGTGGACTGGAACATACCACCAGAGTTTCCAGACCTTACAGGTTACAAAGAAATATCCGTTGATCTAGAAACCTATGATCCAAACATCAAAACATTGGGTCCTGGGTGGGCACGGAACGATGGGTACATCATAGGCATAGCCGTAGCAGCAGGGGAATACCAAGGATACTTTCCTATCCGGCATTCAAACGGACACAATCTAGACCCGAAGTTCACGTTGCGTTGGCTCAAGAAACAATTGTCTGTGCCAGATATGAATGTGATTATGCACAACGCTACCTACGATGCAGGTTGGTTACGAGCCGAGGGCATTGAGATCGAGGGTAAGATAGTCGATACGATGATCACAGGGGCTCTTGTAGACGAGAACAGATGGTCTTTTGGGTTAGACGCCATGGCAAGGGATTACATCTCTCAGCGGAAAGATGAGAAGCTCCTACAGGCAGCTGCGAAAGAGTGGGGCATAGATCCAAAGGCTGAGATGTGGAAGCTACCACCCAAGTATGTGGGTGCATATGCAGAACAAGACGCCGTTGCTACACTCAAACTATGGGATGCACTCAAACCAATACTACAAAAGGAAGAGTTGTGGGACATCTGGCACCTTGAGATAGGATTGATACCGTGCATGTTGGACATGCGGACACGAGGTGTAAGGGTTGATTTAGACAAAGCTGATGTAAATAAGAAACTAATCAAGAAAAAAACAGATTCATTTCGGGAGTTTCTCAAGAAAGAATCAGGGCTAGACGTAGACATATGGGCGTCGGCATCGATTGCAAAGATGTTTGATAAGCTTGATATACCGTACCCAAGAACCGAGAAAGGTGCGCCAAGCTTTACGAAAGAGTTCCTGACGAATCACCCATCTGATGTATGTAAGACACTTGTCAAGCTCAGAGAATTTGACAAAGCTGATTCAACTTTTATTGACAGCATCCTCCGACATGAGCACAATGGACGTATCCATACAGAACTCCACTCTACACGTCGCGATGAGGGTGGCACTGTCACGGGTCGGTTCTCAAGCTCCAATCCGAATCTTCAGCAAATACCTGCCAGAGATAAGGATATAAAGAAGCTGATCCGTGGCCTTTTTATTCCAGATGATGGGTACAAGTGGGGATCATTCGACTACTCAAGCCAAGAGCCACGGCTACTTGTTCACTTTGCAGCTTCGGTTCGAGGGGTCAATCGGCATGACATGGTCGATCAGATCGTTGATGAATTTAATACAGGTGATGTAGATTTACACCAGATGGTAGCAGACATAGCAGGCATTGATCGTAAGCAAGCTAAGACTGTAAACCTGGGGATTATGTATGGCATGGGTGTTGGCAAGTTAGCCAATCAGTTAGACATATCAAAAGAAGAAGCAAAGGAACTGATGGAGAACCATCAAAACAAAGTTCCGTTTGTTAAATCTCTTGCAGAACTGGCGACACAACAAGCATCTAAGTTTGGTCAGATACGAACTTTGCTTGGACGCAAGTGCCGCTTTCCACTGTGGGAGCCAAAGAAGTTTGGTGCGGGTAAACCTTTGCCACACGACGAAGCACAAAAAGAATACGGACCTTTGATCAAAAGAGCGTTTACTTACAAGGCGTTAAACAGATTGATTCAAGGTTCAGCAGCAGATCAAACAAAGAAAGCGATGCTTGATTGCTATAAAGAGGGACTTACTCCTATGCTTACGGTACATGATGAACTATGTTTTAACATAGAAAGCCAAGAGCAAGCAGATAAAATCAGGGACATTATGGAAACAGGTGTTCCGCTCAAGGTTCCCTCGAAGATTGACGTAGACATTCAAAACGATTGGGGAGATATAACATGATGTTTGAAAAAGAATTTAAAAGTCTTGGCCTTAGAGATATGCACAAGATGCAAGTTGATGCACTCATAGAGTTTATTGGCATAACATTGAACTTGGCTACACTTACAAAAGACGATCAAGTGATAGAAGAAACGGAAGCTTTGGCAGACGAACTGCTAAAACTGTTTGGTGCCAACGGTATCAAGTTGACTATTGAGGAGGCGGATTAGTTCCCCTTAACCTTTGAAGTATTTCAAGGTTTTTCAATGCATCTATCGGATTGCCACTCAAGAACGGTAGCATAGACTGTGGATTATTCTGTGTTACCGTTGGTTGTACTTGTGGTGGATTAACGGGAACCTGTGTTACCGTTGGTTGTGCTTGAAGTAGATCATCAAAAAGACCAGTTTGTTCAGTTGAAGCAGTATCAGGCGTTCCCTCTTGGATAATAGGTGTGCCTATAAAATCTTGTCCTAACTCTGAAATTTTCTCTCGAGGCAATTTTTGAAGTATTCTGTTTTCACGTTTTACGTTGACTTCTTGTGAAACTTCTCGAACTAAATTTCTACTAACTTTAATTGGCATGTATCGATTGTTAAAAATCAAACGAAGTTCTTTTCTAGATACTCCTGTGTTTTTAAGTGCTTTAAACACTTGCTCCTTACTCATACCTGCATCTATTGCAGCATCAATACGAGATTTTAACTGAGCTTGGTGCCTGCGTTTTGCTTCGTTAGCTTTTACATAAGCGTCCAAAACATCCTGCTCTGTCGCGTCGTTATCATCTGCAACCTTGGTAAATATTTGTACCGCACTTGAACGAAGAGCAGAGTATTCACCGCCTTGATACTGTAAGCTCCGTCCGATGTTTAGTTTCAAGGGTCGAAGTCCAGTCATCATCGTACCCGCTTCTTCCGCTATTTTGTACGGATCTCCTTCACGAGAAGGGATGTCTGAGGCTGCACGGGTCACACGACCCGGTTCAAACTTACCACTTTTAACTGTAACAAACTGATCTACGATACCAGGGACAAAGGCTCCCATAACATGGTTAACTGATTTCTTTAGTTTGTCCCCTACTAATTCACCTTCCTCATAAATCTCAGCACCTGTCTGTGTTTTACCTTTTCGGGTGGTTACATCGATTACACGTTCAGCAGCTAAACCTTCTGATGCAAAGGGTTCGGCAAACTTTTTGAAAGCTTCCCAAGAGGCAGAGAGAATCTGTTCTGCTTCTCCGGCACCAACCTCTCCTTTGTTTGCATAGGTTCGAAGAGCCGCTCGAGCGGGTGTCAACATAAACTCATAAGGCAGCATGTATGATAGATCCACATACTCCGCTTCGCCCTTTTCATTCGGCTTAGTTAAATATGTTAGAGTGTTTCCTAACGTCCAAAACGGGGCGGACTTTTCTAGAACTTCTTCTTCCTCTGGTGTGATCTCAAGAATCTCATGCGCTGCACCACGCATTGCCAGAGGGGCAACCGTTGCCATAGACACGTAGCCAGACAAACGTTGTGCTCCGATGCCACGGATTTGACGGGCTAACACTCTAGCTGTTCTTGCATCCAAACCATATCGTTGCAACGTTTGAGCGTTCATGCCCATTTCTTTTAGAGAGCGATTGACGATGTTACCAGAAGTACGAATTATCTCCGCAGGGAATGCCATGAAGTTACCAACAACAGGAATCTTGCGTAGGTCTTTGATAGCTTGCGGCACCATGGAGTAAGTGGGCATTGTTTGTTTCACCAAATCAATGGCAAGCATGTCTCCAAAATCTGTTCCCGCTATAGAACTGGTGCGTTGTGCAATACCCGCCTGACGTAAAGCATCTTGTACCTCTGGAGCTAGGTTTTCTATATCTAGTCCTGCCTTGCGTAGAGCCGCTCCGTAACGAGCTTTTTCTCCAAGGGCACCTACCACTTTCCAGTAGTCGTCCCCCATCTGGTAAGCTTTCTCCATGAATCTGACGGGTGCTCCCGCTTTTGACCTACGAAAAACATCCCCTGCTTTCTGTAATCTAGCAGACACACCACCTTCAACGGACTCTTTTAACAGACG